CTCAGGACCTTTTAGGTGGGCANGAGTGTCTTTTGAGGCCCCGGCGTCGGTAGACATATGCCGCAAACGGAAAACCAGACGCCAGGTAATCTTTGCGAAAGGTAAATCAGGCAAAGGTTCTCGGGCGCTCCACAGAAACAGGACCGCATTCACCGGAGTTAGCTGCAAATGATTGGAAATGTTATCGCGGCCGGAGCCTCTCTTTTAGGAGGGATCTTCGGCCAAAGAAGCCAAGAAAAAATGGCTGAAAAGAACATCCAACTGCAGAAGGACTTCGCGCAACAAGGCATACAATGGAAAGTCGCAGATGCAAAAGCCGCAGGTATACATCCGCTCTATGCTCTCGGAGCTCAGACACATAGTTTCGCACCCGTTAGTATCGGGGACAGTCTTAGCCCGGCAATTGCAAACGCTGGCCAAGACATTGGCCGAGCTGTTAACGCTGTCGCGACGGGCTCGGAGCGTACGGCAGGAATTAGTAAGGCTCTGGAGGCTCTGGCGCTTGAGCGAGCTGGTCTTGAGAACGAAGTACTCCGATCTCAAATTCGTAGAAACAATGGCGCCGGAACTCCTCCCCCTGCTCCGCTCCCAGGGACGCAATGGCTCATTCCGGGTCAGGGCGAGACTACGATACCAGATATTCCGGGCACTATCGTCGACAAAGGACTTGCACGTTCTGGCGTTGATCCAACTGCGGGTTATCGAGAAGTCGGCGCCCTTCCAGACGTAGGATACACCTACACGCCAGGTGGCGGTTATTGGCCCGTCCCGTCGAAAGACGTCAAAGAACGCATCGAAGATATCATGCCAGCTGAATGGGCATGGGCCATGCGCAACATGGTCGGCCCTGCTTTCGGCATGAACCAGGCGCCTCCCCCGATCCCGAAAGAAGAGGGGAAAGCGTGGGTGTTCCACCCGCTGTACGGTTACATGCAGGTGAAACGCCCTCGGAACTTCAGGGAACTGCACAACTGGATAAGAGGAGATAGGTAATGCGCCGTCGTCGTTACAGTCGTCGCCGTCGGGGGAGCATGCGACGTCGCCGTCGTGGGGGTGCTGGGCGCCTCCGCATCGGTTTCCGCATGTAGGTGGATGCTCTGTAAAAATCCCTTCGTACGGAAAGTTGGGGAGGCATATGGCTGCGGTCAGTGCCTCCCTTGTCGAATCACCAGGCGGAGAGTTTGGACTCACCGCATTCTGCTAGAGGCAATGCAGCATAAGGATAACGCCTTTGTCACTCTCACTTATCACGACGATCATCTTCCGGCTGATGGAAGTCTACGGCCTGTCGATCTCCAAAAATGGCTTAAACGTCTCCGCAAAAGATGGCAGGTTAGTCCTATCCGTTACTACGCCGTCGGAGAATATGGGGATCTCTCCTGGCGACCCCACTACCATGCTGCATTATTTGGGTTCCCAAGTTGCGAGTATGGTCAAACCAGACGGTTCCCGGCTCACAGACCACGAAGCTGCTGTCCTCGTTGCGATATCATTGCAGAAACTTGGGGTCTCGGAAGAATCGATCTTGCAAGGCTTGAACATCATAGCGCCCAATACGTCGCAGGGTACGTCACCAAAAAAATGACGAAAGCGGATGATCCGCGTTTAGAAGGTCGGCACCCGGAGTTTGCACGTATGAGTTTACGACCAGGCATAGGAGGTGACGCAGTCCACGAAATAGTCTCTACACACCTACAATACGCCCCGAATGCAGAAGAAGTACCCACCGCTCTCAGGCACGGCACACAGATGCTACCGCTTGGGAGATATCTCGTAAGGAGGATCAGAAAATATGCTGGCCGGCCGGAGGCTCCTTCGATTTACACGCAAATACGCCAAGCCGAAAAGTTGCGTGATTTGTCGGAAGCTGCGACGGTTCTACCAGGTCAAAAGAAAGAGTTTTTCAAGAGTATGGTCGAGGAAAAGTTCGCGTCGAAAGTAGCCGCAAAAGAAGCCAAAGAACGGTTCTACAGAAGGAAAAAACACCTATGAAGCGCAATAAGTTCTCGCTTTCTCACTACAAACTTCTCTCATGCGATATGGGAGAGCTGATCCCCGTAGGTCTCACCGAGGTCCTGCCTGGTGACAGCATCCAGCAGGCTACTAACATACTGCTCCGCTGTAGCCCACTTCTCACACCCGTTATGCACCCGGTAGACGTCCGCGTGCATCATTGGTTCGTCCCGCACCGTCTTGTTTGGGACGATTGGGAAGATTTCATCACGGGGGGGGCAGATGGCAACAACACGTCGGATTTCCCGACTATCACGTTCGGCGGCGGCTCTGGCGCTGCTGTCGGCAGTCTTGCTGATTATCTCGGTGTTACTCCAGGTGTGAACAACCTCGAGGTCAACGCCCTCCCGTTCCGGGGGTATGCGCTTATTTGGAACGAATGGTACCGGGATCAGGACCTTCAAACCGAACTCACTATCGACACCACAGATGGTTCGGACACCACTACGAGCACTGCGCTACAAAACTGCTCGTGGGAGAAGGATTACTTTACAAGCGCAAGACCCTGGGAACAGAAAGGTCCGTCGATTACTGTCCCACTCGGGAACGAAGCGCCGGTCAGAGGGTTGTATGTATCTAATGCTATCAACACACAGGCGATCACAGGTGTACAAACGGTAGGCGGTGCAGCAACCGGTGCAGCGTCGATGACTGGCAATGCACAAGCATATGTGGCATCGAAATCGGCGGTTGGTACTGATCCCTCGACAGCGTTCAACGCTACTAACGCCAACGTCTATGCAGACTTGACGAATGCTTCGGCAGTTACCATTAACGCTCTACGCGAAGCTATGGCGCTACAACGCTTCGCTGAAGCTCGTGCGCGTTACGGCTCTCGCTATGTTGAGTATCTACGTTATCTTGGTGTTAAGTCATCGGACGCTCGTCTTCAGCGTCCGGAATATTTGGGTGGCGGCAGGCAGTCCATCCAATTCTCGGAAGTTCTACAGACGGCTGAAGGTACTAATCCGGTTGGTGAGCTTCGCGGTCACGGTATCGCAGCCCTCCGATCAAACCGTTATCGGAGGTTCTTCGAAGAGCACGGTTTCATCTTCACGCTCATGTCAGTCCGCCCCAAGACGATCTATGCTCAAGGTCTCGCGCGCCACTGGAATCGCAGGGTACGTGAGGACTTTTGGCAACAGGAACTCCAGCATATCGGTCAACAGGAAGTTCTGAATAAGGAGGTTTACGCAGCTCATGGCACGCCAGACGGTACGTTTGGGTTCCAAGATCGTTATGATGAGTACAGAAGGGCAGAAAGTAGCATTTCCGGGGAGTTCCGCACATCTGCCTTGGATTCTTGGCATATGGCACGAATTTTCTCATCCGCGCCGGCACTCAACGCAGACTTTGTTAAATGCGTACCAACGGAGAGGACATTTGCGGTACCTTCGGAGGACGTTTTATGGGTAATGGCAAAACACTCGATCCAGGCGCGACGCCTGGTCGCTCAAACAGGAAACAGCTTTATCTACTAAAACAACGTTGTCCAAATACAGGAGACCTCTTCGATGAAAAAGAAAACAGACACGCCAATGGCTCACGAAATGCGGGAGGAATTCATCACCCGCATCAAAACCAACCGCGGCTATCTAACGGCCGATGGGCGCGAGCGGCCGGATCCCACTCCAATGGCTCCCCCGATCGGCTATCGCCCGCCGGATCCCCTCCACCTCAAAATCCGGCAGATGATCATCAGCGAGAAACTCGCAAGAGAAGCCGCAGAACAGGGAATGGAGAGTTTCGAAGAAGCGGATGACTTCGACGTTGGAGACGATTACGACCCGTCGTCCCCGTACGAGGAACAGTTCGACCCAGCTGGCTTTGAACCAGGCGCCGCCCGGCGCCTGGTGGAAGAGGTCCAGGCGCGGAACGCGCCGCGCGGCAGCGCGGAACGGCAAGAATTGCCCGACCCTCTCCCCCCCACTGATCTTCAGCAGCAACCCACGGGCGCAGGAGCGGAGGGGGGGGGGAGTCAGGGGGTTCACCCCGGGACGCCCCCTGACTCCCCCCCACCGCAGCGACCCCCGGGACGGTCGTTTTTCAGGCGTATCAGCGAGTAGGCACAGTGCTCCCCTTGTTATGCACTGTGCCAGGTGACACCACCTGGACACCATAACACCCCTAAGCAGTAGGAGGGGTTCGTAAGGGGGGGGAGAGAAGGTCTCTTCCCCCTTACTGCTTCAGCATCGACCACCGAGCAAAACGGAGAACCTATGGCTAGAAAATCATCAGGGCGCAGCGCGGATAACTTCTCTAACGCTAGCCCGCTTCCCGGGCTGCTGCGGCCGCCTGTTTTGCGCCCGGTGGTCATTCCCCCACTAGTCAACCGAGACGAACGGCAGTACAGTCCGCTTCGTCTACCGATGCCGGCCGGCCCTGGAGGACGGGCGGCTCGTCTTCGGGTCAGGCCCTCAGGACCTTTTAGGTGGGCAAGAGTGTCTTTTGAGGCCCCGGCGTCGGTAGACATATGCCGCAAACGGAAAACCAGACGCCAGGTAATCTTTGCGAAAGGTAAATCAGGCAAAGGTTCT